CAACGCAGGCAGATGTTATAGATATAGTTAATGTATCGGGAGTGGCCCTAAGCGATAAGGATATTCCGGCCTTCCCCGGTGCAAGTTTACTTGGTATTGTTCAACAATTTCAAGAGGGGGACAAGATGACAAAAGAGGAAATTTTACAAGGGATAAGGGAACTAGGACTAAAGATAACAGATGTATTTTCTAAAGAAGATATAATCGAAAGTGAGCCAGCCAAAGAGTATGCTCAGAAGAATTACGAGCATGCAAAAAGAGTAGAAAAAAAATTGGGTGAGGAAAGGGAAAAGATTATTGAGATTACCAAAGAAAAAGATGATTTAGAAAAGAAATTAGGTGAGGTTAATTCTCAACTATCTTCGGTAAGAGTTACCGATCTATATACTAAAACCCAAGAAGCGAGAGAGTTAGACGATAAACAGAAGGCTTTTATACAAAAGAATCTAAAAGGCTTTAAGTCAGATAAAGATGGCGATGAACTAAAAGTAGAGTTTGAAAAGTTTATCGATAAACAATTAGATGAATTTGATGAAACTGCGAAACTGTTTGGGATAGAGAAGGAGAAGAAGAAGGATGGAGTAGGTTCTGGTGATGGGAAGGGTTTAGAAAATGAAGATGATTACGAAGATCCAGAGAAAAATCCTATGATCCCGGAAGAAGAATAACGGTATAACCGAGCTTTCCTATTGGTTGTAAATCCGGCAATCAATAGAGCAAATTGTTAGGATAAATGATAATTAACAAGGAGGAAAAAATGACATTAGAACTAAGAAGCAATAAGTGGGAGTCTTTTATAGTTACTGCTCCGACTGCTGAGTACACAAAAGGCGAGTTCTTGAAAATAGAGGACACAGTGGGAGTAATAGTAGAAGACGCAAAGTTTGCCGAGGAAACTGCGTTTATCTACAAATGCGAGAAGATTTTACTACCAAAGGCAACAGGCAATGCTTTTTCGGCAGGAGATAAGGTTTATCTTAGCAGCGGCAAAATTAACACTACAGGCACTCTATGTGGAATCTGTTTGGAAGCAGCAGCCTCAGATGATGAGACAATTCTAGTCGCTCTTGACGGAACATTATCAATTGCTAGCTAGAGTTAACCTTAAGTGGAAACCTAAAAAGTAACCTTAAAGGAGGTTTATTATGAAAGGCAAGATTATTAAAGATTGGTCGCAGGTTAACTTTAAAGACCCTGCTAATCGAAAACAAATTAGAGGCGCATTGCAGCACTTCATGAGAGCAGTTGACAAGAAGAATAGCCCTGTAAGGAAAGCAATACAGGCTTTCTCAACTAAAGGCGATTTCCCAACAGAGATTCTTCAGGTATTGGAAAAATATCATGCAACACCGGATTACGACTTAGGTTATGAGCAGATTTTTGACATCAGAGATTTCACAGGCACAAATCAAAGCGGTTTTGACATCGTCAATGTAGAGAGCGGTTTGACTTTCTCTAAAGTTGAAACCGGGGAAAAGGCGAAAGTGTTCAAGATGTCAGGGGAGAAAACAAGTGTATCTTTTGACAAGTATGGTGGAGGATTACACTGGGATAGAACCCTTATTGATGATAAGCAGTATTGGACTCTTGAGGACAATGCTATTGCTTTCAGGAATAAGGCTTACTCTTCTCGTGCAGAGGCATTTTACACACTAATTGAAGCAGTTACTAACACTACATCTTGGCAAGCAGTTACTCCAGCTTCAGTAGCAGCTTCTGACAAAGACTACAATGCAATCAGAGATGTTAACACAATCAACAAGGCATGCTTAGATATCTTAACAGCAGTCAAGGACAAGGGAATCGGAGCAAACGCAAACAGCCAGTTTAAGTTACTCGCACCTTTGGCTCTTAAAGGCAGGATCCTTAGAGCATTGGCTCTTCTACAGCAATCTTTTGCAGGCTCACAAGGTAGATTGAGTTTCAATGTTACACCTATTTTCACTCTCATGCTTTCAAGCAATAGCTATTACTATGTAGCACTTCCGGGTGCAAAGCTAAAGGGTGGTTACAGGATGGACTTGACTCTTTACGATCAGTTTGACATATTGGCTTACGCAGACACAATGGCCGGATGGATGAGGTATGGTGGAGCCATTGGGGACACCGAACAAATTAAGAAAGTATCAACCAGCTAACAGGAAACTAACAAGATAACGGGAGGAGATAAAACTCCTCCCGATTCTTCGGAGGTCAAATGGGCGTAATACAGATGTCAGAGCTAAAGAAGATGCCTAGTTTCCGCAAAAGAACAACACCATTGCCTGACTGGAGAGGAGAAAGATGTTTTATAGTAGGCGGCGGAGAAAGTGTAAAGGATTTTGACTTTTCAAAATTAGAAGGCGAGAAGGTAATAGTAGTCAACAGAACTTTAGAGTATATCCCTAACGCTGATATATTTTTCTTTCAAGACATTAGATTATGGGGTTGGTATGAAAGCGGTGATTTAGGAGAACAGGCAAAGAGAGTATTTGATAATTTCAAAGGACTGGCAGTATGTCTCAATAAAGAAAAGTTTCCTGTTCCTGATGTTCACAACATTCCTACCATAGACTACAAAGGAGAAGATTTTGATGTTGACGGATTACCTTCCACAAACAACTCAGGGTTGGGTGCAATCTGCCTAGCAACAGCTTTAGGGGCTAATCCTATTTATTTATTGGGCTTTGATTGTCAAGGAAATACTAAGAACTTTCATATCGGCTATCCTCAGCAGGAGAAGGAAGGGCTTGAGAAGGAATTTATAAAAGATTTTAATAGAGTAGGCCCTTACCTCAACAAAAGAACAACAATCCTTAATCTTAATCCAAATAGTGGTATTGATATTTTCAAGAAAGCTGAATTTCCTAATTTACCGGATAAAGAAAGTGTTTACATAGAAGGATATTTGGGGATAGGCGATTGCTTCTGGGAGAGGCCTTTTATCAAAGACCTAAGCCGGAGATATAAGATTTATTTAAGGACTTTTGCTCCTCAAGTATTTTGGGATATTCCGGATATAGAATTTGTACATCCTAAACAAGATAAGTTCAAATCTCATACTTGCAACGCTAAACAATTTAATGGTTGGGTAGAAAGGCCTAATATAAGGCAATTGCCAATACCTCATTACTGGATTGGTTTTAGAGCTGATATATCAATAACAGAGGCCTTCCAAGTTGCGTTCAAGACTACTAACTATAATTTTAATTTTCCTGTGAAAGAGGAATGGATAAAGAAAGCTAAAAGGCTAACAAGAGAAACAAAGAAAAAGATTTGTGTTATACATTTCCCAACAGAGAGAGACGAGTGGAAGTGTCCGGCCAGAGACCCTAAACCGGAATATTTGCAAATGCTGGTTGATAAGTATAAGGATGAATATTATTTTATCTCTTTGGCTGATTTAAGAACAGAGAGGTTTAGAACCGAACCCAAGAATATAGACCGTAAACTTCATTACGGAGAACTTAGCCTGGAAGAGATATTTGGATTGGTTAAGTTAGCTGATATGACTATCACCGGAAATTGTTATCTTTTACCAATAAGCTTAGCCATCGGGACTAAGACTTTTGCTATCTGGGGCGGTTGTCAGAAGCCGGAATTGTTTATAGATAAGAGAATGATAAAAAATAATCTTGAAATTGCGGCACCGGAACCTGTTTGTAATTGTTTAGAACCCAACCACAAAGATTGCAACAAAGAAATACCTGAAGAACAGATCGTAGAGAAATTTGAAAAGCTTAAGAATTATAAGCCGAATCTTTTATTGTGCCGAATGACTCCCAAGAATGATTTGGCATTATTAAAGAATGAGTACCTAACAAAGAAATACAATATTCATATATTAGCAGAGCCTCATCAGAAATATGATTTTAAAGTTCATTACTTTAATGGGAGAGAGATACCAAATAGTATCAAACAGATTAAATTTGATAAAGCTATTATTTCACAGAAACTATTCCCATTATCAGACAAGGTAGCTGAGTTCATAAAAAATCAAGGCGGAAAGGTTGTGTGGGCCGAGGCGTTCTTTGATAAAAGATTACGCTTTGATACAGTAGGACTGGATTATTGCCCGGAGAATGAAATTAAATTATATGCAAAAGAAACCAATCCGGAAAAAATCAAATATCCTAAAAAGACCAGAACAGCACAACCAAAAGATATAACCCAAAAGGAGATGTATCAAAAATATGGATTAAGTGGGAAGAATTACATAGTAATTTTAGGACAGGCAGTATTTGACATGAGTTTGAAATATAGCAAAAACCCTGATATAAAGACCTTCTATGATTATATCAAGGCTTTAGCAGAGAATAACCCAGAGACTCAATTCTTATTCAAGCCGCATCCTAATTACAAGACTGAATGGAAAAACAGAATCCACGAAATGGATTTTATCGAAGAATATAAAAACATAAAGACAATAGATGAAAGCCTGAAAACATTGTTCCGTTCATTTACTCTTTTTACCGCTTTTAGTTCAACGACAATATTCGAGGGTTTAAGATTAAGAAAGAAGTTCGCGACAGTTGGTTATCATTTCTGCGATAATGATAAGTTAGTTTACCAGCTTAAAGATAAGGAAAGTTTTAAGGACTTGTATAAGAAGTTATCTAAATTCAAAATAGATGAAGAATTAAGAAGAAAGTATATGACCTTTATTTGCAATAAATACACTATCCCAACAGATAGCAGTAGAATAGTTGATAAATTGGAATTAACCAAGGAGGAGTTTTATGCTTTACGATAAATTAAAAGACAAATTTGGAGGAGAAGTAGAGAGACATCCCTCAATAGCTAAAGGCAGAGAGGATATCCTAATAGATTTCTTAGAAAGAGTAAAGCCTAAAGTGGTTTTAGAGATAGGAACAGCTTTAGGGATATCTACAGCTTTGATAGCAGAACGCGCTGAAAAAGTTTATACAATAGATATATTTGCTCATCCTCTAAGAGCGGAGATTTGGCGATATCTTGGGGTAAGAGATAAGATAAGGGATTTTATGCTAAACGGAGCCGAAAAGAAGAAACTTTGTAAAGAGATACAATTCGATTTTGCTTTTGTAGATGGAGACCATTCCTTCCCGGGAGTTAGATTAGATTTGGAATGCGTTAAGAATAAATGCGATAAGATATTGGTAGATGATTACAAAGTTTGCCGGTGTGTTGAAGAATTAGTTGGCAGTGTTGAAGGATTTAAGAAAGAATACAAAAGAGGATTCGCTTATTTGGAGAGAGAATAAACTTATTCGTGAAAGAGAAAATATATAAATGCGAATATGCAAAAATTGCGGAAAAGAATTCGAGCCTGAAGAAAGTAACCAAGAATATTGCAGCACAATGTGTGGGAGAGATTATCATTATTTAATCAGGAGGAAAAAATGAGTTTGACAATTGGGACAAATACTTGGATTTCATTAGAGGACGCTAATACTTACTTTGACACAAGGCTCAACTCTGACGAGTGGGATGAAAGTTCTTCTGAAACAAAAGTTAAAGCTCTAGTTACAGCCTTTAATAAAATAAGCAATGCAGATTTTGATTTACCGGATGAGGCAACAACAGCGATGGAACAGGCCCAATGCGAGATGGCTCTATTTTTGCTATTACATCAAGCGGATATGGATACACGGATGGGTTTACAAGCTCAAGGAGTCAAGTCAGCTGGGATAGTTCAAGAGAGCTATGGGGATAATGTTAGTGGATTCCCTAAAGTTGTGGAAGATTTATTAAAAAGTGTTAAAAAGAGCAGTGCTTATTTTGCAGAAATAGAAAGAGAGGAATAATGGCTTTTTATGAATTGAAAACATTAAGTAGGGATTTGTATTTAGCTAAGCAGATTGAACAGCTAAGGATAGTTTATAGTTCTGCACAAAAGAAGATATTATCTCAATTAAAGTCAGTTGATTTGACAGATTTTGGAAGGGCAAGAGCCAATCAGATATTACATCAAACGGATAAAATTATTAAAAGTTTAGACAAACAAACTTATAAATGGGCTAAAGCTACAATGCCTGCCTCATATGACAGGGGGATTGATTTATCAGCGGAAAGATTAAAAGCATTGGGAGTAACAAGATTTGTAAATTACGATGCCCAAATTCATACTCAAGCAGTTAGTATTTTAGTGGATGATGTAACCAGAGAGCTATTAGTAGCTAATGACGGGATGCGAGGATCATTGAATAGTGTAATCCATAAAAGCCAACAGGCTATAATACAAGACAGAGAAATAAGCAGAAGGATAGCCGAGGGTATGATCACAGGCGAACCAAGAAGAGCAATCTCAAGTGGGATATTAAAGGATCTAAGAACTAATATGAGAGAGGAAAGATTTATCTCAATCAAAGGCAGAAACTATAGGCCTGATAAATATGCAGAGATGGTGGCCCGGACAAGAACCAGAGAAGCCTCGTCGGAAGGAACAGTGAATACAGCCTTGCGGTATGGAGTAGATTTAGTTCAGTGGGATGCACACTCTGATGTTTGCGAGATTTGTCAATACTTTTCAGGTAGAATTTTTAGCATTTCCGGGAATCACCCAGACTTTCCTCCCCTAAGAGAAAAGCCCCCGGTTCATCCTAGATGCAGATGTGGAATAACTCCGATAACAGAAGAGAATTTAGAAAAGAGGGGGGAATATGATTCGATGGTAAAATTAAGCAATTCTAATACAATCCCAATTCCTTCATATAACAAATTCCGGGAGGTTGTTAAGTCATTATGATAAATGCTTATCTGCAAGACTCAATGGAAATATTAACAGTAACCTATGATAAATGGGGAACTGCAACGACAGAATCAACTAACATAAAGGGAAGATTTAATTACAAAACTAAAATGGTAAGAAGCCTGGAAGGTGAGCAAGTTGTCTCAAGTGCGGTTGTTTTACTTCCGGCAAGTGTAGATATAAACCATGAAGATAAAATAAAATATAATGGGAAAGAATATAACATATTATCTCTGGAATTAGTTAAGGATTTTAGTAATAGATTTATAAAGGTGAATTTGAAATGATGACATTTGACTCAAATGATTTTGATAAAAAGTTTAAAAAAATAGTAAAAGATGCTATTCCTGAAGCAACAGAGAAGGGATTAGGCAGGGCTATGCTTGATTTAGAGAATGACTGCGTAATGGAAGTGCCGACAGTGCCTTTGAAGGAAGGCTTTTTAAGAGGCTCAGCTTCTATGTTCGTGCAGAACAAACTGGCAGGAGTTTCAAGCCATGGAAAAGCAAAGTTTGCTAAAAGAGACTTAGGAATGTCAATTTCCTATGGAAAATTAGTTGGAGTGATAGGTTATAACGCTCCTTACGCAGCAAGGCTTCACGAAGGAATAGGGTTTACGTTTACTGAACCAAGTTCAGGGCCGAAGTATCTTGAAAGTAAATTACAAAAGAATAAGAAAGCATATATAAAACAAATAGCAACAACAATAAAAAAGGCAGGAAGATGATAAAAGAAATAGTTCAATATATAGAAAACGAAACTGATTTTACAATAGGCACTGATTTGTTTGCAGGATATATTCCTTCTACTATAACAGGCAGTGCAGTGGTAGCTATTGAATCCGGGGGGGCAACAGAACATGAATTACCTGATTATATAGAAAAAAGAGTGCAAGTTTTATCTAGAAGTGAAAATTATTGGACAGCTAAAACCAATGCTCAAACAGTTTTTGACTTACTGCATGGAATTGCAGGGATTACTTTACCAGTAATTGACGGTAAAGAGTATTATGTTAACGTAGCCCAGGCGGTGAGTTCACCGCAGAGTTTAGGGCAAGATGAGAAAGGCTTATGGCAGATAAGCACAAATTATGTATTTAAAATTCAAGACAAATAGGAGGTAGAGATGAGTTCACCGATTAAAGATTTAGGGCCTTGTGATGTTGATTTTGATGGTGCTTCACTAGGAAAAACTTTTGGAGGGGTAAAGTTTCGTTATACAGAAGAAACTGCACCTGTAAAAACAGACCAAACAGGAGTAACAGAAATAGATGGTATCACATCAGGGGTATCAGCTTGCGAAGCAGAAGTTCCTTTAACAAGGGCTTCTCTAGCTAACTTGTTGAAGGTTTTAGGGAATGCAGTCTATGAGGCCGGTGTTTTAACTGTTGGTACAACCATAGGAAAGTCCCTTAAAGATAATGCTAAGGTTTTAATCCTTAAGCCAATTATCGATAATGAGGTTTCATCTGATGCAACAACTTGGTTAAC